GGGGCTGGGGTTGATTAAGAGTTACGTGAAATTAGTCAGAGATACGCTCAGGGCAAAAAGAAAGCCACCGTGCTGGTGGCAGACGGATGATGTTACGAAAGCTTTTTAACTTCATCGACAAACTTTTTGAAATCGGTCCCAAGTTTTTGGTTTTTGTTGAAGGCTTCGTACTCTTCGTAAGCTTTTCGAAGAGCTGTTTTGTTCGAAACATGGCCTTTCCCATCTAAAATTTGGTAGTCGTTGAAGGTTAGAAATTTAATGCTTGCCATGGTCATTGTCTTGCGTAATTCGATTTGCCGTTCAATATAGTCAAAGAATCCGTTTACTGCTCTCTCGAGGTTTTTGATTTGCGGTTCGGACAAGTAGTTTTTTGCCACACGCACATCTGATTTGTAGATGCGACCTTCCGGCGCATCTCGCCATGTCGTTAAGCCCATGTTGGGTTTATTTCGATCTGCATGAGTGTTAATAATTTCTGCTGCAGTTTGTCCAGAAATCGCGTAGTGAAACAGATTCTGTACGCTAGCAAAAAAGTTCCGTGCCTCTTGGGAGTTCTTGTTGTAATCGATGCTGCATTCGGAAAAAATTTCGGTGACCTGTAACCATATGCGTTGCTCGCTTGCCCGGATTGATCTAACTCGTTCAAGCAGTTCTCTGAAGTAATCTTTGCCAGTCAAGGTTTTTGCCATCTTAAGACGCTCGTCGTCTAGGGCGAATCCTTTGATCATGTACTCCTTAAGAACCTTTGTAGCCCAGATGCGAAAGGCAGTAGCTTGTTTGCTGTTTACTCGGTAGCCAACGGCGATAATTGCATCGATTGAGTAGATTTTTGAGACGTACTCTCTTCCGTCAGAGGCCATATGTGCAAAATTTGCACATACCACATCTTGTATGAGCTCTCCTGAACTGAAGATGACTTTGAGGTGCTTACTAATTACAGTGCGGTCAACACCAAAAAGCTCAGACATCTGCTTTTGTGTCATCCACATTGTGTCGTCCTGCATAAGCACTTGGACTTTTGGACCGCTTCCTTCGCTACCATAAAGGAGCATCAATCTTTGCTTTGCTTCACTCATTTATGTCTCCATTTCTTCAGTCGTTTTTGAAAACCCCGTCCGTGTAGGATACTTGCGGGGTGGAAACCGCTAACTGGAGACGGCTACCCGAAGGTGCCCGCAACTGGGTGCACCCGCAGTGTAGCGCATCCGTGCAGATAGTTCCTCGCGCTGACTTGGCAAAAAGGACAAAAATAAAGCCCACTTGTGCAGGCTTGGAGGGAATTTGGCTCGGTTGATCCGGCTCAACCGAGAAAGCCTTTTCTCGTTGCACTGTACTGTAGTGCTCGAAGCGAATATTACACAAAACCGCTCTTTTTATCAGTAGAAACCCTGCCAATTTTGTGTAGCCAGCAATCTAAAAGGTTACGCGCACACACGCATGACGCGAGTGGAGCTCTCTTTTAGATAGTCGTAGTAATCATCCAGGTGGTCTTCCCGGAAGGTATCCGTGTCGAAACGTTTTGAGGTTTGCGTTTTGTAGGTGAGGACTTTCTTGCCATCGAGCGTAAGGATTTCGTTGTCCTTCATGCTTATTGCAATTCTGGTTTTGAGCGCGTCCTGCTGCTTTTTAAGTTCCTTAATTTCACCAGCAATACGTGCATACTCACCATAATCAATAGCAAGCTCACCTTGAGCCTCCACAGCTTTTCCGTTACTTTTTCCATATAGCTGAAGTACGTCATCAATGTTGATCGGGTCAGGCGGAATCTTCTTCAGAACGTTTTCATTCCAGAAGCGGGAGCACTTTTCTTTGATCACTTGAAACACATCCGGACGAGCGTCCACCCAGTACATCCGGAAGTCCGATCCTCCAATCAGCACCGCGAGATACATTCCTTTGAGCTTCAGAATGCCGCAGTACCACTGAATTTGAGTTTCGTAGTAAAGCGGGATCACATGCTCGGTCCTGAGGTTGTTCTGTTTGATCTCCAGCTCCTGAGAAGGTCCCCAGAGATCCGCGGTGAAGGCGTTAGCAGTTTTTGCTTCAAAGGCCACATCCGTGTTGATGATGCGCTCAACTCCGGTGATATCGGCATACTTCTCAATTTCTTCGACCTTCAGGAGCGGTCGAATTTTTTTGGCAATCTCCGGATTGATAATTGCCCGGTCGATGTTTGCAATCGCCCAAGGAGTTTCCGGATCGGCGAACTGGTGAGAAACCTTTTGAACTCTCTTGCCGGTGCGTAGCTGAAATTCTTTTGCGACCGTATCTTCGAGAACGGTTCCCCAGTAAGCAGGCTCGGACATTTCTTTATCTTCAGAAAGCCCGAGCTTATCGTTCCAAACGTCCAGCGGCGTCTTCCATGGGTTCAACCCAAGAACCGCTGCAACGTCCGATCCGCCGATACCTGTACGGCGCCCCTTTAACCAAGCGGCTCTTTGTTCGTTAGTCATTTTCTTCTCCAATAAATAAGGCAGAGAAGGGGCCCTGAGGCCCCCGCGGGAAACTCTCCTTTTTCTGTCTCTTCGGTTTTACTTTTGTTGCGTAATACTCTCGGCCCTTCTTGTTGATTTCTTCTTTGTGCTCAAGGTAGTAGAGGCGCTTTCTCTCTTTCTCAGTGAGTTTTAATGCCATTCGTTTTCCTTCAGATACTCATCAAACAAAGGCTCAATTTCAGGATGTCGTTCATCCTCACCGTTCTCGGCCAGCTCGTTGATGTGCTCATCGCAATAGCGCGGGATGTACTCTTCAAAGAACTTTTCGAGGAGCCGTTCATATTCAGCTTGCCGTTTTTCTTCCTGCCAGCTCATTTGCCAGAGATCTCCTGGCCCGGGGCATGTTCTCGGAGTTACATGCATAGCAGCCACCGCTGAAAGGCATCGGCGCCGAGGACTAAGGTCAACGTGCCGAAAAACAGGACGAAGGCGATCAGAGCGCAGAGGAAACATGCGAGATCGTCCTCTAACAGATCATCAAATTTTTTATTCATGACAACCTCGAGATTGGGGTGAACCTGCGATCAGTAATCTCTATATGCGATCTCAAACCCAGACCTTTGCCCAATTACTGATTATTCCCGCTTGAAGTACCTCTCAATCGATAAACGAGGGGACGGAGTCCGGGCAAAAATTTCCCTTTCGCAGGTTCAAAACTGTAAAAAACCGCCAGCTCAAGGAGGAAAACTGGCGGGGCAGAGGAGAGAAACTTTTAATTTTTAACGTCCGGGTAGATGTCTTTATCAATCGCTTCCATTGCCAGATCACCGATCGAATTCAACGCATACTCTTTAAAAAGAGCCTTGACTTCTTTCTGGGCCTCTGCAGTGGAAACAATGTGACCGAGATCAAGTGTTATCTCCTTCTTGCCATTGAGCAGGGCAGATACAACAGCACGCTCTGCATACGCAAGAGCATCAGTGAGACAGGTTGCTGAACCCCTTTCCGTCAAGATGTCATCAACAACTTCGTCAAAAATTTGTTTTTGCTCGTCCG